GCGGCTCCAGCCCCTATGTAGCAACAAACATCAAAATACGAGGGTGCACGCTTCCACATCCAACTGAAATGATTACTGTCAGCAGAGCTAGAATTATAGTAACCATTCATATGGTCAAATGTACTACTACTATCGTTACCTTCTGCAAAGTTTTCAGACGTTTGCATAGCTTTAGCACCAGTTAAACGTGATCCAATGTCAGGGTATCCAGAGCTATTTGTGTATTTACGAATAAACATATCAACAGGAAAATTAGAAGTAAAACCTGGGGTTGATGCACCTCTTGTTCCTAGAGCAAAAACCTTAGTCGCATCTTCTGGTGCAGCTAGTGGGCCTCTGCGTATT